AAAACAAGAACTATTAGATATTTTAGAAAGCAAAGGAGAATGATTAAAATATGAAAAGTGCTAGAGAGTTATTTGAAGAATTAGATTTTTACATAACAAAAGAGAAGCCTTTAACTTATCAAAATGATGATGGTGGCTATATCACTCAATATTTATTTAATCCAATAACACAATGTTTACAAATAACTGAATGGGAAGAATATTCAAATAATAAACCACAAGGTGGTACGACATTGAGTTTAGAGCATTTAAGAGCAATAAACCAACAAATAAATGAATTAGGCTGGAAATAGAAAGGACTGATATTATGCTTAAAATAAAAGCCGATTTAGTTGTAAAGGTGGAGGAATAATTATGGCAAATAATAGAATGTTTATAAGATGCAAACAATGTGGCGAGATACTATTTATAGGAAAAACAATGGGCAATGGTTATTATTTATCTAACGAAGATATATTAGGCACCCTTAATCATTTCTATGATGAACACAACTGGTGCAGTAAAGAAAAAAACATGAGCGACATTAGTTATTGTGATACTCCATTAGGAATTGATGACCACAATGACAATAATTTTGAAATTGCATACGAATTTGAAAATAACAAAGATTTAGTAGAAGTAAAGCAGAAGATTATTGATGAATACAATAAAAATTATGAAAATGAGGTTGATTAAATGATTTTATTAGAAGATACAAGAAATCAAATAAACAAACACAAAAATATTCATAAATATTGCAAAGAAAATGACATTGAAATCATTAGAAACAAATTAATAGTGGGCGATTATATGCTTCCTAATTTCGGCAACATTTCAATAGACACAAAATTTGGGCTTCAAGAAATTATGAAAAACATTACAGAAAAAAGGTTTAGAAATGAATTGCTATTAAGCAAAAAGTTAGGAATAAAACTTATTGTTCTTATAGAAAATTCTTCTGATATTAATTCTATTGATGAAATACCTTTAAAATGGAAAAACCAAAGGCTTGAATTTTACAAATTCCAATTGAAAAAGCAATTAGGACTTTTTGGGGAATTTAACGAATGGTATTTATATCGTGAGGCAAAAGACAAAGGTTTAAAACCACGCAAGCCTCCAATAAGCCCAGAACAACTAAGAAAAGCATTACACACTATTGAAGATAACAAAGAAGATTATGATGTGTCTTTTGAATTCTGTTCTAAATCAGAATGTGGGGCAAAGATACTTGAAATTTTATCTCAAAAGTGATATAATCTAACTAGGTGGTAGCTATGGGTTGGCTTGAAACATTTTTAAATATTTTATTATCAATAGGAGCATTATTAATCAGTGGGTTAATTTGCTCCTTTTTAGTTATTTTATCAGCACACAAAGATGAAATTTGGGAGGCAATATATGAAATGTTTGATTAAATAATAGAAATATGATATAATTAATATGTCGAGATAGTATAAAAGCATTTAATGATGTCTATGGGACTATCTCGACAATAATCCATAGGCGTCATTAAGTGCTTTTTATTATCTCAAAAGAAATGGAGAGATAATTATGGAAGAAATTTGGAAAGATATTAAAGATTTTGAAGGAATTTATCAAGTAAGTAGTTTTGGCAGAATAAAATCTTTGCAAATGTACGCAAATGGTGGCTATAAAAAGAGAGAGAAAATATTAAAACCTTGTAATAATGGAAATGGTTATTTTATAGTTTATTTGAGAAAAAACAAAAAACGTTATGTAAAATACATCCATAGACTAGTGGCAGAAGCATTTATTTTTAATCCTAATAATTATAAATGTATCAATCATAAAAATGAAATTAAGACAGATAATAAGAAGGAAAATTTAGAATGGTGTACTTATAAATACAACAATAATTATGGAAAACATAATGAAAAATTATCAAAATCTAAAAGAAAATTAGTAAACCAATATGATTTACAAGGAAACTTCATTAGAACGTGGGATGGAATAAGAATTGCAACGGAAGAAACAAATAGCCGTCATATAGTTGAATGTTGTAAAAATAAAATTAAAAGTAGTGGAGGATATATTTGGAGATACTATGAAACAGATAATGAAAGATATGATAAAAATATACAAAATAAAGGAATTGGGATATGATTTTGCAGGATATGAATTGCAAAAAGGCGATATATATACTTATCATCATAATATTATTGCTAAAAGAGATGGAGGACCAGAAACTATATGGAATGGAGCGGTTTTATGTGGTAAAACAATACATCCATATCTTCATTTAATTGAATGCAAAGACCCCGAGATATTTTATTTAATTACTTCTGAAATGATAGATGAGAATTTAAAGGGTTATTTGGACACGCAAAATTTGTTAGCAATTGATGACTTACTCACATATTTTGAACGTGAGCATTGTTCTGACAGAACTAACAAAGGCGTGCCTATAATAAAAGAACAATATACAAGGAGGCTAGTGAGAAATGGGAAATTTGGAAGATGAAATAATGCACTTATGCGAATACTACGATTTTATAAAAACTGACATGTGTTTTTATACTTTCAAAGATTTTGTAAACAATGCAGAATACATAAAAAACATGTTTGACACATCGACAAAATATGAAAAACAATTGTATAAACTTTATGTATATGCAAACACGCACATGAATTTGTCACGCAAAAATCTAATATGGGATTATCTCAATGGTTACAAGAATTTTGCAAATTTATTATATTTGTGATATAATTTTGTAGAAATTTAAAGCGAGGTGGTGGTGTGGCTAGAATTTCAATATATGAACAATGGGAAAAAGATGGAGAATTAAAAGATAAATTAATTTTAATTCAGGGTATGGCACGTGAAGGATTAACGCAACAACAAATTGCTAATAATTTGGGTATTTCTATAGATACATTAATAGAAAACAAAAAAAAATATTCCGAATTTAACGACGCCTTAAAAAAAGGAAAAGAAGTTATTGACTTTGAAGTAGAAAATGCCTTATTAAAAAGAGCATTAGGGTATGAATATGAAGAAGAAACATATGAAAATGGTATTTTAACTAAAAAAGTAAAAAAACACGTTGCACCAGACACGACGGCACAAATATTTTGGCTTAAAAATAGGCAAGTTAAAAAATGGCGTGATAAAGTTGAAATTGCAGATAATGATGCGATTAAGAAACTTGATGAATTATTAGAGGCACAAAGAAATGCTTAAATGGACTGATAAACAAAGAGAGTATATGCAAAAAGCCAATCATAGATGGAATTTTAAGGTTGGGGCTGTTCGTTCGGGAAAAACATTTCAAGATAAAGAAGATTTAATTCCTAGAAGAATAAGAGAACGTGCTGGAAAAGATGGTTTATGTGTTCTTATGGGCGTTACAAAATCAACACTTGAAAGAAATGTTTTAAGACCTATGCGAGATAAATTTGGGGATAAACTTGTTGGGAATATTAATAATGAAAATAAAGTTATGTTATTTGGTGAAGAATGTTATGCTTTAGGTGCTGAAAAGGTAAACCAAGTTAGCAAAATACAAGGTGCGAGTTTTAAATATCTTTATGGCGATGAAGTTGCTAAGTGGTCGCAAGAAGTATTTGACATGGTTAAATCAAGGCTTGACCAAGATTACAGTTGCTTTGATGGAACTTGCAATCCAGAAAGCGAAACACACTGGCTAAAAGATTTCTTGGATAGTGATGCTGATATTTATATTCAACATTACACAATTGATGATAATAGTTTTTTAAGTGAAATATTTAAAGAAAATCTTAAAAAAGAATACTTTGGTACTGTTCTTTATGATAGGTACATCTTAGGAAAATGGGTAAATGCTGAGGGGCTTATTTATAAGAAATTTGCAAATAATCCTGAACGATATGGGATGGATTATCAACGCGAATTAAAGACAATAAATGGCAAACAAAAATGGGTTGATAATTTACCTTTAGGCGAAACAATAATTGGTATTGACTATGGTGGAACTAAATCAGGCCAAGCATTTGTTTGTACTAGAATTGCTTATGATTATACCAAAGTAATAGCAATGGCTAGCCAAAGAATAACTGATGAACTAGATAGCAAGGAGTTGTTAGATAGGCAAATAGAGTTTGCAGAATATTGCAGAAATAAGTTTCATTGCAATATAGATTATATGTATCCCGATAATGAAGAAACGGTACACATTAGGTCATTAAGAAATGCTGTTGAAGAAAGAGGATGGAATACAATAGTCAAAGGAAGTAAAAAAGAACCTATAAATACAAGAATAGATTGCCAAAATAAAATGCTTTCTTTTGATATATTTAGATATATAAATGGAGAGTGTGATACTTTGGTTAAAGCAATGAAAACTGCAATGTGGGATGATAAGAAGTTAGAAGATACAAGACTTGATGACTTCACAACTGATATTGACAGTTTAGATGGGTATGAATATACTTACGAAAGAAGAATAAAACAAATAATAGATATGATAAATTATGAGGGAGAGTGATAGTATGCTAAAGAATGTATATCTTTGGATTATGGAACATATCTTTAAAATTAAAACACAGACTACACCAGATGTGGTTAGTCAAAACA